GAGTGTGTGAACTTCTATCCCAATATAGCTCAAGCTCCTGCGCTCAATCAGGAGACTTTGTACGGCACGGCTGGACTTGAAGAGGTAGCAAATGCAGATAGCCTAACTGGCAACAGAGGCGCACACGAGATGAATGGTGTGCCTTACTTTGTTATAGCCCAAAGGCTGTACAGTATGGCTGAAAACTTCACTTTGACGTTTATTGGCGATATAGCAGGGACATCAAGAGTCTCAATGGCTGACAACGGCACACAACTTCTTATCTTAGTTCCTAATGGAAACGGATACATATACAACCACGTTGCGGATACATTCGCTCAAATCACAGATTCAGACTTTACTGCGAACGGAAACCCGCAACTGGTTGTTTATATTGATGGCTTCTTTTGTCTTACGACTGACAGTAAGAAGTTTATTGTTAGCGCTCTGAATGACGGCCTTAGTTATAACGCTTTAGACTTTGGAACTGCTGAGTCAGATCCTGATGAGATTGTTGCTCCTATTGTATTTAAGAACCAGCTATTTATAGGTGGATCGCAGACGATAGAAGCATTTCAAAACATTGGCGGCGCTGACTTCCCATTCCAGCGAACTGGGTTATTCCTATCAAAAGGCATAGTAAGTCCGTTTAGCATTCAATCCTTGCAAGATACCTTTGTCTTTATTGGCGCTGGTCAGAATGAGTCACCAGCAATATGGACTCTTCAAGGTAATGACGTAACAAAAATATCAACTACGGCGATAGACAAAGAGCTAAGCAATCTTACTGAGGATCAAATCGCTGGCATATTCTCATGGGGATATGCAGAGAAAGGTGCTTACTTTGTTGGTTTTGCAATACCTAGTGGCGCTTTAGTCTATGACATAATTAGTAAACGCTGGCATGAGCGTAAGTCTGTTATTGGTGGAGACCTTGGCGCTTACCGTGTGACAGCTTTGGTTAGAGCCTACAACAAGATATGGGCAGGTGACTTGATAGACGGAAGAATCGGCAATCTTGACGCTGACTTCTACACAGAATACGGCACAGAGATTAGGCGCTCTATAGTGACTCAGCCTTTCCAGAACAATATGGAATCGTTTGTAGTGCCTGAGATAGAACTTACTGTTGAAAGCGGTGTTGGTAATGCCGCTGCTCCTGATCCTCAAATTGGCATGGCTCGCAGCCGCAATGCTAAGACTTGGAGTGACACTCGCTTCCGTAGCATTGGCAAAGTGGGTGAGTATAACCATAGGCCAATTTGGCGTAGAAACGGCAGAGCGGCTAGATTTGAATTATTCAGGTTTACAATGAGTGATCCTGTAAAGCCTGTGATTATCCAAATGACTGCTGACATAGAAGGTGTTCAGTGAGCTATAAATTAAATGTTGCTCAGCCCATAATAGAACCTAATGGGACTATGAGTCAGGCGTTTAGACAGTTTACGCAAGAGGCTTCTTTAAGTATTCCCATAGTTGGAGTTGGGAGTCCAGAAGGTGTTATAGAGGCTGTACAGTATAGTTTGTATTTAGATAGCACTGGAGCCGCTGGAGCTATCCAGTACAGAAAAATGCTACCTAGTATTGGTGGAGATAGAAAGCAAGGCTGGATTCTTGTTTGATAACCAGAACGGTAGACGCTGACTTCATAAGATCATTCGTTACCGGATCTGATGTGTTTGATGAGATCAGCGAGGATAACTTCTCACGAGATGAGTGGTATCCAGATATGCACAGCGGTTGGTTTTTGCATACAGAAAATGATGAGGTCTGCGGCCTCTGGATGGCTGAGATGCGAAACGGCATCACTATAGAGATCCATCCAATGATTTTAAAAGAGTTCAGAGGAAAGAAGGCGTACAAAGGCGCTAAAGAGTTTTTTACTTGGATAACAAAGAACACCAAGTATGAAAAGGTAAACGCAGAGATCGCTACTTGCTTTCCTAATGCTAAGATGTTTGCGGTACAATGCGGCATGAAGCTAGAAGGAACTATAAGGCGATCTTTTAAGAAGAACGGCGAAATACATGACCAATGGTTACTAGGCATCACTAGAGAAGAACTAGAGGCGAGATATGAGTAAGTTCGTTAGATCAATATTCGGCGGCGAGTCTGATGAAGGCATCGAACGCGCAGAGAAAAGCAACCAGCTAACGAGAGACTTTCTTGCCAGAGCGCAGGATATGGCTCGTGCGGATATTCGCAAAACGATGCCTAGCCAAATGGCAGCTATGAATGCTGGCAATCAGGCTGCTTTAGATATTTACGGACAAGCCATGCCTCAGCAGGCTAATGCGTTTGTCGGTGGCAACGTAGCAAATCAGCAAGCAATATTAGCTGGTATGCCTATGTATGAGCAGGCAATGCGTGGCAGTGGAGTAGATTACTCTGCTTTGCAGCCGTATCAAGGCAGCTACGATATGTCTTTTACTCAACAGCAATTACCTACTGCTGTGACTAATCCTGCCTACGCAGCCGAAGCGACAACAATTGATCCAGAAAATCTTCATTTGACTCCTGAGTTTAAAAACCAGCAGGCTCAATTCATGCAGATGGGTGGTCAGGCTCAGAATCTGACAGCTAATGCATTGGCTGGCATGGGAATAGACGAAGCTGCTTTGGCTGAGCTTCAAGCAATGGAGAAACCATAATGTCTAGACAAGACAGAGAAGAAGATTACACAGAAGGTCTTGGCGGTTTTATTCCTGCTCCTAACGCAGAGGATATAGTTGTCCAATTTGTTCAAGGAAACCCAAACGCTTCTTTGGAACAAATTGCGGGATTGATTCAATCCACAGGTGCTGATTTGGGAAAAGTAGCTAATACTTTTGGCATCCCTATGGCTGAGGCTCAAAGCGCTTTTAATACAGCGATTAACGCTCAAACTCCTGTAGAGACAGCTCAAAACGAAGCGACTGCGGCTCAAGCACAGGTGGTCGAAACTGCTGCTGCTGAGGTTGCTGAAACCGCTGCGGCTGAAAAAACTGGTCTTGATAACGTCCTTGATTTTATTGGATCAGGAAAGGCCGCAACAGACCAAGAAATTTACAGGGAAATGGCGAAGCAAGGAGTAGGAGTTGAGCAGCTTGCGGGAAACCTTGGCATTCCAATAGATGAAGCTACTACTCGCTATACTCGCGCACAAGAAATGTCCCAGATTGAAGACATTGTTGCAGGTGGCCTTGATAACGCAGCAAAAGAATTTCCTAATGGAATACCAGACAATCTCCTTAATCGCTACGCATCTGAAACGAATCAGTCGCTAGAGCAAATTGCTACTAACATGGATAACTTTGGCGTATCCGTTGACGATATGTCTCGCGCTACTGGCATTCCTTTAGCAGAGGTTCAGAGTGCATACACCAAGGCAAAAGGTGGCGGCGCTACAGTAACAGGAACAGGCGCTACTGACACAGCCACTGGCGCTGTAAACACAGCTACGATTGCTGATACAACGGCTGTAGGAGGTCGAGCAGGATCTGCTGGTAACACAGGTCTTGCTGGAGCTGAGAGAGCTTTAGGAGGCGGTCTAGCTGGCGCTGCTACTACTGTAAACGCTGGAGCAGGCCAAGCTAGGTCTGATTTACTTTCTGGTACTCAATTGGCTCGTAATGATCTTGCGACAGGAGCAACAGAAGCTACTGGCGCAATCAACACTTCTACAAACCAAGGTCTTCAGGCTTTAAGTTCTGGCTTGCAGTCTGGACAGTCTCAGATTCAACAAGGCGCTAACCAAGGATTGCAGGCTTTAACGGCTGGGCTTCAATCTGGACAACAGAACGTAGCCCAAGGCGCTCAAGCAGGCTTGCAAGCGCTAGGTCAAGGACTAGGCGTTGCTAGAGGAGACATAGCCTCTGGCGCTGCGGCAGGACTACAGGCGCTAGGCCAAGGTTTAGGAGCGGCTAGAAGAGACATTACCACAAGCACAGGACAAGGATTGCAGGCTCTTGGTCAAGGCTTGGGATCGGCTAGACAAGACATAGCAGGCGGTACGCAAGCTGGTCTTCAGGCTCTATATCAAGGTTTAGGAGGCGCTAGAACAGACCTTCAAGCAGCTCAGCAGGCAGCTAGTCAACAATACGGAGCAGGTCTTGGAGACATCACTCAAGCTCGTGATACTGCGTCTCAGCAAGTTGGTCAAGCCTTTGGTCAGGCTGGTCAGATGTTTGATCCTTATCGTCAGGCAGGCGCTGCGGCAACACAGCAACAGGCTGCGCTATCTGGGGCTTTAGGCCAAGATGCTTTCAATCAGGCTTTCCAAAACAGTCCTCAGCAGCAATTCTTGCGAGAGCAAGGTGAGCGAGCGGCGTTACGCACAGCGGCTGCAAGAGGTGGTGTAGGTGGCGGTAACGTCATGAAAGAGCTGTCTAGGTTTAATACTGGACTTGCGTCTCAAGATTTACAAAATCAAATTGCCAACCTTCAATCTTTAGGCGCTCAAGGTCTTGGCGCTAGTGGCAGCGCGGCTCAATTTGCTGCTCAAGGCGGTGCTGCTCAAGGAGACTTGCAAACGCAAGCAGCTCAACAACTTGCAGCGCAACGCGCTCAAATAGCGCAGTCTCAATTAGGAACTGGTCAGCAGTTGGCTAATCTTGGGACAGCGGCTGGGCAGCAAGGACTCAACACCTTGACTCAAGCTGGTCAGCAGCTAGGCCAATTAGGAATAACTGGCGGCACACAAGGCTTGCAAGCAATGCTTGGTCAAGGTCAACAGTTAGGTCAGCTAGGCGTTACTGGTGGAACTCAAGGTCTTAACACTATAACCGGAGCTGCTGGTCAGTTAGGTCAAATGGCTTATGGCGCTGGCGGTCAAGGTCTTCAGGCGCTACAGCGTGCTGGAGAACAGACAGGTCAAATGTCATTTGGCGCTGGTGGTCAAGGTCTTCAATCGCTACAAGGTATGGGCAGCGAGCTAGGCCAGATGTCTTACGGTGCTGGCGGTCAAGGCATGAATGCGTTGATGAGTTCAGGCAACACTATAGCGGATATACTTAGCGGAAGGTCTTTAGGTCAGTCTCAGCTTGCAATGCAGGCAGGCCGTGGCTTAGGCGATATTAGTATGCAAGGCGCACTCACTAACGCTGGCATGATGTACGGATCTGGTCAGGACTTGGCTTCATACAGAATGCAAACAGGCCGTGACATAGCTAATAACATTACTGCTCAGATGAATGCTCTAGGCAATCTTCAGAACCAGCAAGGCATGGGAATGTCTGATCTATACAGTCAGAACGCTGCTATCTTGGCTGGGCAACAGACTAACGCCTCTAACAATATGGCTAACACCATCGGCGGCTATGGAAACAATCTGGCTAACATAGCGATGGGAACTGGTGCTGCTTACAATCCTAACTCTACAGGCCAGACAAGTCAGGTAAAAGGCATGCTTCCTGCAGCGGGTGAAGCTATTGGCGCTGGAATTGCAGCGGCTTCGCTTGCTTCAGACGTTAGATTAAAAGAAAACATTAAGCGTGTAGGCACAACTCCAAGCGGTCATGGTTGGTATAATTGGGATTGGAATGAAATAGGTCGTTCTATTGTTAAAGACCAGCCGTCTTACGGTGTTCTTGCTCAAGAGGTAGCAGAAAAAGATCCTTCTGCTGTCATTATCGGCGATGATGGTTATTTCCGAGTAAATTATTCAAAGGTATAAAAGATGGCCGAGATGACTGAAAAAGAAAGGCTTGATGAAGAAAGATTTCAAGCAATGATGGCTGGTCTTCCTGAAGCAAGCCAGCAGCCTTCTATGCGAGAGCCTGTTGCAAGGTCTGCCTCACGCACAGAGACAGCATTTAGGCCAATACAACAACAAGAAGAAGATAGTTTTTTTAATAAAGCAGGTCGGTTTGCTCGTGGTTTTGCGGCAGGCTCTGTTGGTCAAGGCCAAGAATATATTGAGTCTTTAAAAAACCAACGCAAACAAAAAGATATGAAGCTATTGCAGGCTACCGCTTTAGATGCCAGAACTATTCAACAGGCTATACAAAACGAGAATATTCCTAAAGCTGTAGACGTTCTTGTTGATCGTATGAACTTGTTAGAGCAAATGGGAGAAGATGCCTCTGACACAAAGATGCTCAGAGATGCTCTTGTAGGCGGCAGGCCAGATATAGTAATGGGAGAGCTAAATACTTTTCTAAGCTCTTTGCCTAAGCAAGCTATTGATCCAAAAATGCTTACAAAAGGCGGTCAATTTGTTACTCAAACATTGGGTGGTGATCCAACAGCACAGACTGTTGCTGGGTTTATTCCTGAAGAACCTGGCAAGCCAGCAACTCTCAGATCGTTGGAGGAAAGAGCTAGATTAGCTGGCATTCCTGAAGGAAGCGAGCAATACAAAAGGTTTATGGAGTTTGGCGGCGGCAGTTATCAAGAAACAGCTAAGCTCGGAGTCAAATATAGAAATGGAACTATAATAAACTATCCAGCTTTTGGCGATCCAATCGTATATGAAAACGGTGTTAGGATTACAGATTCAACAAAAATAGAAGAAGCTATAAAAGCAGGAATTGACTCTGGAATTTTAGAAGCTGGAGGAATAGCAGGCGCTCAAGCTCTAGCTAAAGGCCAAGAAGAGCGTTCTCAAGAGGTCATAAATAGAGGTAGGTCTGCGGCAGAAAGCACGGCATTGCTACGAAGGACTCTCTCTTTACTAGACAGCATACCAACAGGAGGATTAGCGGCTGCTAAATTAGCAGCAACAGATTTTCTTGGTGTTACAGGAGCTGATGAAGGCGAGCTTTCTGCTAACTTGGGCAGAGCAGTTTTATCACAGCTTAGAGAAACTTTTGGCGCGGCATTTACTGAAAGAGAAGGCGCTAGATTAGATAGGCTTTCTGCTAGGTTTGGAAGAAGCACTGCATCAAACCAAAGAATAATTCAACAGGCTTTGATGATAGCAACAGAAAGTGCCAATAGAGCAATAGCAAGAGCGGAAGATGATGGAGATATTGAAACAGCAAGTGAAATAGAAGACATGTTGTTGTTTGAGGTAGCTCCACAAAAACAAGTAATCAAAGTTAATGCTGATGGCGATATAATAGAGTAAACAGGAATATAACGAATGGAACCTATACAGGTCGAACTTCCAGACGGAAGAATTTTAGAAGTTCCTGCTGGGTCTAGCGCAGAGTTTATCAAGGCACAAGTCCAGAGGTTCATGTCTGGAGATGCGCCTACGTCAGCCGCTGAACCTGCTAGATCGTCTTTAACAATTGGGCAAGAAGCGCTTCTTTCTGGAACTCAATCTGCATTTGATGCAATGGGCGCAGAGTCTGGGCGCGGTCGCAACATGGGCGATATTTTTGAATCTACCTTGCAAGGTGATCAGTCTGTAAGCGAAGGAGTTCTACAAACAGTTGGACAAGGCGCAGGCTACATTGGAGATGTTGTCGGAGCTGGAGTTGAAAAATTAGGAGAAGGTCTTTCTTACATTACGCCTGATCCGTTAGAAGATGAAGTGATAAATCAGCTAGGCATTTTCATGGATCAGCCTATGATGAGAATGGCTATGCGAGCTTTGGAGCAAGGCGGCGAGGCATGGGAAAGATTTTCAACAGAGAATCCAAGAGCCGCTAGAAACATTTCTGCTGTAACGAATATAACTGGTGTCGGTGTTCCTACAAGAATTGGTGGAACTACTGTTTCCAGAATGGCTAGAGAATACGAGCCATCATCGGCAAGGCAGGCAAGAGTCGATATTGAAAGCGGAGGAATGCCTGCAACAAATGTAAGAACAGCTCCTTACAGATTAGAAGAAACTCCAAGAGGAGCGCCAACTGTAGCAAGTGAAGTCGGGCCTTTGCCTGAGCCTACTCCTACTAGAAGAGCTATAAAGAACCCAGTTCAGCAGCAAGCAATCAAACAAGGTTTTGATGAAGGCTTAGTAGCTATGATTCGAGAAGCTAGCCCAGCGGATCGCAGAAATATGCTTCAGTCATTAAATATAATGGAGCAAGCTACTGGCAACAAAAGATTCAGTATGCTGAATAGAACCACTGATGTGGCAGGTCAATCTGTTCTCAAAAGGTACAAGGCTATTAGAGAGGCTAATACTAAAGCAGGCAGAAGCATAGACCGCTACGCCAGACAGAATCTTAAAAACCAGTATGTAGATTTCGATCAGCCTGTTAATAATTTCATGTCCGAATTGCAAGACATGGGAATAAGGCAGCGCAATGATTTTTCTTTAGATTTTTCTGGTTCTGATATTGAGGGATTGGCAGGAGCAGAAAACTTTTTAAACAGAGTTGTTAAAAGGATGAAAAGTCCAAGAGATATGACGGCTTACGAAGTTCATATGCTTAAAAAGTTTATTGATGAGCAAGTGACCTATGGAAAGTTGCAGGAAGGATTAGCAGGAAGAACGGAGAGCGTAGTAAAAAATCTAAGACGCAACCTTGATAATGTTCTTGATGAAAACTTTCAAGGATACAATACGGCAAATACAAGATACGCCGAAACTATCAATGCGATGAATGAGTTCCAAGATTTAATGGGCAGGAAAATAGACTTTGACAGTCCAAGCGCTCCTACTGCTGTAGGAACAAAGCTAAGAGGACTAGGATCAAACATACAAAGCCGAGGCAGGCTGCTTGATTCTTTAGGAGAATTACAGACTCTTGGGAATAGATATGGTCAGTTTGATGACGATGTAATAAACCAAGCGGCTTTTACAATGGACTTAGATAAGGTTTTTGGAACTAAGGCTGACACAAGTTTTGCTGGTCAGATTGGTGAAGCAGTTCCAACCAGTAAAGGTGAATTTGTATCAGCGGCGGCAAGAGCTGCGGCTAATAAAGTCCGTGGAATAAATCAAGAGGCTCAGTTTAAAGCAATGAGAGAATTGCTAAACAGCTTCGGCGACAGTATAGGAAACTAAAATGGCTAGATTCGGTGAAATTAACGCACAATACTTTGATGACGCTGGCGATCCATTAGGTGGCGGCAAGCTGTATTTCTATGAGTCTGGCACTACTACTCTCAAGAATACCTACGCTGATATCAACTTAACTATTCCCAATACCAATCCTATCATCCTTACTGCCGCAGGCCGTCAGCCTAACATCTTCTTTAACGGTAATGCCAAAGGCATACTAGCTGACAAGAATGACGTACAGATCCTTGTTAGAGATCCTATTGGTGAGACAGGAACTAACTTCGGTGATCCTTGGGTAGCCACTACAATATACTCAACAAACTCAGTGGTTATAGGTAGTGATGGCGTTTACTACAGGTCACTAGCTAACGGTAATCAAAACAACAATCCCACTACTACGTCTGGATTCTGGACGCTTCTCTATTCGGTAGAGTGGAATGCTGGCATTACCTATAGTGTTGGAGATGTTGTCACTTACGGATCAACACAATACCAATCTTTACAGAACACTAATCTGAATCAAAATCCATCTACTCAGACTGCTTATTGGGTTTCTCTTGCGTTTGCTTGGCTCTCGACTAGAACCTACGCAATAAATGAGAACGTGGTCGGTACAGACGGTATTCTCTATACGTCTCTGCAAAATTCCAATATAGGCAATGTTCCTGCAAGCTCTGGTGCTTATTGGGTAGGCACAAGTGCGGCGGCTGCGGCAAGTGCTACTGCGGCGGCTTCTAGTGCAACTGCGGCTGCTTCTTCGGCTACTGCTGCTGCGACATCTGCCACGGCGAGTGCTACCTCAGCCACAGCGAGTGCTACTTCAGCCACGGCCTCTGATACTGCAAGAGCCGCTGCGGTTGTTGCAAAGGATGCTGCTGTTGTAGCAAAAACTGCTGCAGAAACAGCCGAGACTAATGCTGAAACTGCAGAGACTAACGCTGAGACCGCAGAGACAAATGCTGCTTCTTCAGCTACTGCTGCTGCCTCTTCTGCCTCTGGAGCATCAGGATCAGCTACGGCTGCTGCTTCTAGTGCTACTGCTGCGGCTAGTTCAGCCACTGCTGCTAGTTCTAGCCAGACTGCCGCCGCATCTAGCGCAACTGCTGCTGCTGCATCTGCTACCACAGCTACCACTAAGGCATCTGAAGCGGCGACTTCAGCAACAAACGCTGCCACTTCGGCTTCTACAGCTACGACCAAAGCATCCGAAGCAGCAACATCGGCTACAAATGCGGCTTCGTCAGCTACGGCTTCAGCAAGCTCTGCTACAGCAGCGGCGGGATCGGCCACAACAGCGGCTGCGACTTTGATTGATTTTGAAGCGTTATATCTTGGCGAGAAGGCATCTGATCCTACAGTTGATAACCAAGGCGGTGCATTGGTGGAAGGCGCTTTGTACTTCAACACTACTTCAGACGCGATGAAGGTCTATGACGGCGCAGCTTGGTTAAGTGTTGCCCCAGTAGCAACCTCCGTCACAGTGGCTCAGATAAGCGACCTTGATGCGAATCTGGACAGCTTCTTAAAGCAGGACGGCACTACCGCAGAGGTAATATCGTTTGATTCTAGTCAGTATTTTGCAGGCACATTCTCTGACAAAGTGGTCGTTATAGGCAATACAGGCACAGCTCAGACAATTAACTGCAACGCAGGAACGGTGTATACTGCGACACTTACAGGGAGCTGCACGTTTACTCTGGCGACTCCAAACTCAGACTCAAACCGAGCGACATCGTTTACTTTGGTTCTGACTAATGACGCAACCGCAAGTCGGACAGTGGCATTTGCGGGAGGTACATTTAAATATCCCGGTGGCTCAGTAAGCAGATCCACAGATGCGAATGTCACAGATATTTGGTTTTTCTTCTCGCCAGACGGCGGGACAACTTGGTACGTTACATTACCCGCTAAAAATTTAAGCTAGTCAGGAGACTATTAAAATGGCCTTATCCTCAGAAATGCAAGCGCAAGTAGAACAGCAGAACGCGACAGAAGACAATCGAGCTGCTAATCAAGCTGCGTCAGAAGCGAAGCGAGCCAAGCTAGACATGGTACGCATGGCTAAAGAAATATTGGTAGAGAATCGCCGCACTCAAGCAGCAGCAGACGCTACAAACATTACAGCAAGCGCAGTCATTGGACTTGCCACAGAATTAACTGCGTTCGTAAATAGCTAAATGGAAGCCTACTCGTACTTCTCGTCTCCAATCTATCGTGAAGAACGACCGGAGTGGGTGGGCAAGACTTTAGAGCATAGTCAGAAGTATTACGACCAGACAGATGATTCGGTGGTTAAGCAAACCGAACACATGGGCAGCGATCCTGATCTTGAATACTTGACCTCTTACTTTCGAGACAGAGGTGTCAGTATCTTAAAAGACCAAGGTTATCTGACTAACGAATACGAGTTTTATGTTTCGGCTATGTGGGCGCAAGAGTTTGGGTGTGGCGGTGGCAATATCATGCATGTCCACGGCGATAGTCAGATTTCTGGCTTTTACTTTTTAGAAGTTTCTGAAAGCGGTTCCTATCCTATATTTGATGATCCTCGCTCTGGTAAGAAAATGTCAGATTTGTTTTCGGAACAGAAAGAAGAAGTAAACATGGCGACTCAGCAGATACATTTTAATAATG